CAGACCCAACATACAACCATACGTATTTTTCCCGACGTCCAACCAAAGTATAGAAGAGCGGGAAATTATTAAGCTGTGTATGCTCGTAGAATTTGGCTTTTATACGAATAATATTACGGAGAGCGGTGTTATCATTATTGATATGAAAAACTTCTTGTAGACAGGTTAAAAAAAAATATATTATGATAAATAATGACAGGAGGTATTATGCAGTTAGCTGCATACGGCGCTCAAGATATTTATTTAACTGGCAATCCACAGATTACATATTTTAAAGTTGTCTACCGCCGACATACCAATTTTGCCATGGAGAGCATTCAGCAATCCTTTAGCGGTACAGCCGGCTTTGGCAACAGAATTAAGGCAACTATCGCCCGTAACGGTGATATGGTATCGGGGATGTATCTGAAAGTTGTCTTACCGCACATTCAGGCTCAGACGGCGAACCCGGCACGCTGGACGGACTCTGTAGGTCACTATCTGTTTAGAAGTATCGACATAGAAATCGGTGGTCAGTTGATCGACCGTCACTACGCTGATTGGTTAGAAATCTGGGCGCAACTGTCCATCCCGGCGAGCAAGTTAGGCGGATATTTCGAACTTATCGGACTGGACGGCAAAACCGGTTTACAAACTCCTACCGCAGGCGCCATCGGCGATAAGGTCGGACCCGGTTGCTATTTAGACGAAACCGGGCATCGTATTTTATACGTTCCGTTAACGTTTTGGTTTTGCCGGAACATAGGTCTCGCGTTACCCTTAATCGCCCTTCAATATCACGAGGTAACACTGTCTGTTCAAATCGAGGAGTTCAGCAAGCTTCATACAAACGGCGTGCTAACGGCGGGCGAAACTATAGATGTGCAACTGTGGGTGGATTATATATATTTGGATACGGATGAGCGTCGTAAGTTTGCGCAGGTGAGTCACGAATATTTAATCGAGCAATTACAGTCAGCTGACTATAATTACAGTAACAATCTGATTAACATTGATTTAACTTTGAATCATCCTGTCAAAGAATTAATCTGGGTTGCCAGACACGACAGTCACTCAGCTCTCAATCAATGGAATAACTACACTAACAGCATTGCAAGCTTGACACAATATTATGGCAGACCGAAAACGAATGCCGCCGCACCCTTAGCCGCCGAAACGATTGAGTCATACCGGCGGAAGGTATCGTCGAACATGGTTCAGACTGGTATTTTACAGCTTAACGGGTTGGATCGGTTCGCTAAACAGGAGGGCGTCTATTTTAACCGTATCCAGACATTAAACCACCATACGACTGCTCCCGCCTCGCCCGGCATCAATGTATATTCTTTTGCGGTTAAACCCGAGGCGCACCAACCATCCGGCACCTGTAACTTTTCCCGTATAGATTCGGCTAAACTGACATTGACACTGAACTCCGTTAAAAGTTTAGCGGATGATACGGCAGACAACAGCACAACGGGAGTGATTAAAATCTTTGCGGTTAATTACAATATTTTGAGAGTGATGAGTGGTATGGGCGGTCTCGCCTACAGTAATTAATTGCAGGGAACCTTAGGTCCACTATACCCTCCTCTTAACTCGATATAATAGTAGCCTTATGAGCTTTTATTCTTAGGCTTAGGCTTAATCGTAATCTTCGGTTTGAGATTAGCCGCCGGTGTGTCCGATAGAATGTTACATTTCGCCGTTAGTGTGCTCTCTGTGTAATTTGTGTTTTCTAATATCCACGCTTTAAAAGCCTCATCATTTGTATCATCCCCGTTAACGCCAGTTGTTTCCGGAACTGATTCATGTTCCGTAAACATCCGTCGAGCTACACTGTATTTTTCTTTATATGTCTCATCTGGGTTTTCGCATGTCAAGGGCGTGCCGCCGCAGGAGACGTGTTTAAAAGCCGTCACCGGACCCAGACCGGGAATACGCGGACAATAATCGCATCCCGATAGGATACAGAAATCTATGAACTGCGACATTGTCATGTTAAACCGCTCGAGTATCTTGTCTAAAATATATAAATTTACCAGCCCTGCGTTGCGGTTCTTGGCGTCAATTAGACCCCGCACCACCAACTTAACCCCGTGCGTTAAAAGATCGCTATCCTCACTGATGACGCCCGCTATTGAACCTGCGGTATGAAGACTGGCTAACAGCGAATCAGCCTCGCCTACGGCTTGATAATATTTAACTTTTAAAAAGGTAAAAAGTTTTTTAAGATCCTCAGTGTCCGTTTTATCTATTTTGATATTGTTCCGCATCGCACGCTCCAGTTCCAAATGATCCTCCATCGTTGCCGTGCCGTCAGCTATAGCTGACTGTGCCTCGTGGATGACCACACGGTTCTTTTCCCGGGCTTCCGCTCGTTTTTGAACTGTTTCGGCTTTAGCTTCAACCATGCTGGTATTACCGTCGAAGACCATGATGAGTTGCTTGCCGGCTTGATGCCAGGCGCAGATTAGATCGAAGAAAAACCGAATGTGTTGCCCCTTTCCTTTGGCGCCGGGATTATATTTCGCCGGATACAGATAACTAAAAACATCCACGCCATATACGGTGCCGGGTAATTTTGCCGGCTCGAGGGTCTCTATAGCATCGGGCGCGTGTTTTTTTACGGTGCGAGTCAGATCTTGAATACCCATTAGATTAATATTTCCAACACAAACGATCAATTTAAAATGATTGCCGATTATCTGTTAAAATGAACGGAGAGGACTACGAGAAGATTTTAAAAGATATCAAGCAGACAACGCAAAAGATTGCGAATGACATGTTTTTACAGAGGAAAACCGCAATTTTAAGCAAGCTCACAGAGTTAAACGTTCCCTTACGAGAGGATGATACCGGTATGTCACTGAAGAAAGGTCGTCCAAAGAAGGACTCGTCCGGTGCCGGTTCATTTTAGGGAAAGAAGATTAATATATAAATAAGAACCTATGAGTGACGCCAGTATTATGATAGGCACCAAAGAAATATTATTATCCAAGGCTTTGAAATACTATGACGATCCGGTAAAATGCCAAAGTAAACTCAATCTTAGCGAGCGAGAATACCGAAAGCTACTGAGCAAGCTGATAAAACGGGTGCAGGGACCCACTGTTCCATCAGCGCCAGCTCCGGTGCCGGCACATCAAAAGCGTCAGGAACCTGCTAAACCGTTTAGATTCCAGCCGCCGATTCCGCAGTCCTCGGAGATGTTACCTATGCCTCAGCCTTCTTACCAAGCAGCATCAATTGTCAATCCTGTTGTAGCTGGGCACGAACCTATAAAAGCTCCAATGTGGTTTGATATGATGGCTGGCGCGGGGGCGCAGGTTGATCATGTAAAATTAAACAATGAGTATGTTGGACAACGTCAGCTTCAACACTGTAATCCCCAGGCTGGCTCTACGTTTAGACCTCAAGTGGAACCTACATATCAATACCAGGCGCCTTCGCATCCGGCTCAGCCACCCCATCCGTCTGTTGTACCACCTGCGCCACACCCTATGTTTCAGCAGTTTCAACCGCAAACTTCCGTGTCGCGTATATCCAATAACGTGGCAAGTTCCCGGGTATTTGATGTAGGTCGGACGGATTTTCCTGAGATCGTCAGCCGTGCGCCTCACTGCTCCAGGTTAGAACCTAAAAAACTGTTTAGTATCAGTGAGCCAGGAGGTCATTAAAAATGAAAGATGTAGTTATTCCCAATGAAGGCATTTAACACCGAAGGTTTAATCGAGGCAGGCGTAGACGAGTCTGGTCGTGGTCCTGGGTTGGGTCGGTTGTATACCGCCGCGGTTATCTGGCCTCCGGGACTGACAGATTGTCCATTGGTCCGTGATTCTAAAACCATCCGGAAGAGTCAGATGAAAGAAGCTTACGATTACGTTATTGCAAATGCCGTGGCATATTCTATTGATTATGCCACGGAAGAGGAGATAGATCGCGGTATTTTAAACGCAAACATGACATCGATGCATCGGTCTCTCAATGGATTATACGAGCATCCATATTTAAGGCAAACCGGCCGCAACTTACAAAATCTTTTAATAGATGGTAATTATTTCGAGCCTTACATGGATCCTAACGGCAATTACGTGTCACATGTGACCGTCATTAAGGGCGATAGCACATATTATTCCATTGCGGCCGCCTCTATTCTGGCAAAATGGACACGAGACCAGTACATTGAGCAGCTGTGTAAAGAATACCCTGAGCTACAGATAAAATATGGCATTAGGGATAATAAGGGATACCTATCAGCACAGGCACATAAGGACGGTTTAGCGGAGCACGGATACTGTCAGTTTCACCGCAAAACCTGGAAAACCTTTACGGATTTAAAGTTTAACCCTGTTCCGCGGGTGGAACCCATCGTACGCGTCAAGCCAGTTATCCGAAAGCGCGAACCGACGGACAAAATTGATATTGTGAATATCATCACCAATAAATCATGACGAACCCGAAGTACACGGTTGAAGTTGAAATGGTGATCGAATACCCCGATGGCGCGATTATGTCCCCGATTGTAGACGGGCTCTCTTCGCATGCGCTCGATATTTTGAACTCATACAACACGAAAGAGCGTAGTTGGGCTCGCGATGATCTGCCGATCGCTCATGTCCACGAGCTACTGGCTATTAGCTTCAATCCCGGCTTGGCTAAGAGCGTACTGGTTATTACGTTCGAGAACGGCGAACGTGATTTCTTCGTTTCTGTGAATGAGTTCAAGGGGAGCTATGACTGGGCGATTATTAACAATGACATTGACAAACAGCCATACCAGGAAATCGTGGCACCGGAGCGTCTTGCGGAGATGGATGCGAAATATCTGGACCTGAACAATTCCGATTAAACGTTATGAAAAGACCATGTAGAACATATATATGTCGCTGTTGTAGAAGCGCTTGCGCGATACCATACGGCCATTTCCCCCATCTTTAACTCTACCGCACCATCTTTAGAAAATTCGATGTCGTGTGAAGTACCGGCTGGCACTTCAAACATTTGTAATGCTACTGAAGAAACACCCTTATTAGTGCCAGGCTGTACAACATTATACCTAAATACATGATATGCTAAACTAGTTGACGCAGATGCGTTATAGACCGTAGTAAGTGATCTTAATCTTGCCTTACGGTCAACGCCATTCTTCCTACCGACCATAATGAATGGATTGGTCTTTGTAGTAGATGAAAGGGAAACTCTCAGTTCAGAAGGACCGCCACTTGGTGTAACATAGCAAAAAACTCCGCTCGCGAACGCACCACCACCGTTCATCCTCAGATCGTTGATGCATTTATACTTGTTAACACTTGCTACGGGTGTCAATCCATTTAAAGTTATGTTCTCAGATACCTCATCGAGGTTTTCGTTTACGCCTAAAATTTGAATTGTATTTGTTACACCAGTAGTTGACGCAACAGCTGTCCATACTGTCGCCGAGGCATCCGTAATGTAAGGTAAATTACCAACCGTAACATCGGGCCCCCCGACATCATTTAGGTACTTTGAACCAGATGTTTCCTTTTTGCCATGTATGGTTAAGACGTCCGTAACAGGGGGATCGTTGACTTGGAATGCTTTTATACCAGCCCCATGCGGTACGTTGTCTCCCGATGATAATACGATCTTTTGTTTCACGGTAGTTGGGTTCTCCATCTATAGTTTCCAATAGAAATTTAACTTACATTATCCAAGCGCCACTTAGCGTTAATAGAGCATGTCGTATTGACCGATACACCTGTATTTCGGTTCCACAATACCCACTCTCCGATGCCAAGAGTTAGCAGACCATCTTTCGGTACGGATATTCTGCTGTTAGCATTAGCTGGCAGATCCAGGTACAGCCTTGAAGTCCATGTCGCACTATTATTAGTCCAAATTGTTGCCTTGATAGATCCACCGGTGTTTGTACGAATATCTGTGAATCCAAGTAGCGTTGCTTTCCTGGTAATGCCGTTAAGCCTACCAACCATGAAGACAGGGTTGTACTTAAATGTCTCTCCAAGCACCACATAGAATATATTGTTATTAGTACCAGACTGCGCACGACACCAGACACGCTGAGTTCCAGTTAGGACGTAGTTAGATAGGATACGCATGTCGTTACAGACCTTATAAGTCGCGTTAGTTGTAGCGACATAGCTTGTTCCGTTGGTCGTTAGCGTAACATATTCAATATCATTATTTCCATTGACCAGTTCAAGTTCCACTTGGATTACTAAGCCAGCCACATTGGTGTTAACTTCGAATCGCTTATTAACTGTACGTAAAGGAGCCGTAGAAGTGTACTGTGTTCCGTACGGCTCCGTAACCCATTTGCTTGTAACTGCCGTCGTTGAGCTATCGGTGTAAGCCCGTTGGATATGAATAGTTGACGCCGGTATAGGGTTGACATCTAAAATACGTACACCATCCTCTTTTTTTAGTATATTTTTATTAATGCTATGACAGATAGTAGGGTTCTCCATTAATGTTAAAGAGAAAAGAACATTTTAAATCTTAAAATTTTAAAATTTTAATCTTTTAATATTTTAAGATGACGGACTTTAAGACAGAGATTAAAGAGAGCTTACAAACGGAGATCGACAACAACACGTTTATTATGGATATTATTACACGTTTCAAAGACACAATTCGGCAATCTATCGTAAATCCCGGTATTGATACCACTGTAATCATGGATGTGTTTCCACCTACGATTATCCCCGCTACGGAAACCGATCCGGAACAAAGCATTTTTGGTGATCCGTTAACAACTCAGCAAATTACACAAATCCAGATGGCGTGTATCAAGCACATCGGCGTGCCCGTTGAGGTAACGCCGTATCAACTGGTTGTCTTCATGACTAACTTTTTGAAATAATGGGTGGGGAACCTTGTGGGGAACCTTAGGTTCCCCATAGCCCCTCCTCTTAACTTGGGAACCTAAGGTTCCCTCTTAACTAACCGGACACTCCCCTGGGCGACCTTCCATCATTCCCATCGGCATCGGTACCGGCATGCCGTTAATAGAGCTCATAAATTGGATACCCGGTGGTCCACGTTGCCGAGGAGCAATGGATTTTTCCGTGATATCAATGGCTTTAGATGACACGGTGTCAGGCGTATACTTACGCGATGAGCTGAGCAACGCCTGGATCTCTTGAACGATTTTCTTTGGTAACTTTGATAGATTAGTGAAGTCCGGAATGATTACTATAATCATATTGCCTGTGTCATCTCCACCAGTAAGACCCATGGTAGGATAATATTTAATAATATTCCCATTCTTGTCAGGATTTTCATACTTTCCGTGGATAGAGTAAACCGCCCCCGACGGATGGTCTATCTGAATAGAGTAACCGAGCAAGTCAGCAATGGACATTTTGATTTCAAGGATGATATCAAGCCCTTGAACTTTAAACTCCTCCTTCTTGTCGAGATTCACGTGAATAATCACGTCTCCGGTAATGTAGTCTTCCTTGCTAATACCTCGGTTTTCCACACAGAGCCCGTGTCCCAGCATCCCAGGATCGAGCTTAAGATCCATTGAGAACTCGCCTGAGTTACCGGGCAGGGTGACCTTAATAGGAATCGTGTCTCGACGGTAAAGCTGAACCAAGGTTACTTCAAGATTCAAATTTACAGGCTCGCACTTCATATTCCGGTTACGGTGGATCTGCTGCATTTGCTCATGCTGATCGACTGCTCCCCAACCGCCCATGTCATATAGCCGACGTTTTTCCCGATCCAAGAGGAGATTTTTAGCCTTGCTACACTGTCCAAATTTAATACCGTCACCACCGGGGCGATCGGGATGATACCGACGAGACGCAGTTTTGAAAGCGACATTAATCTCGTCATCGGTACATGAGCGCGACAGCTCAAGCACAGCGTAAGGATCAAACTGTTCGGACATGGTCTTTTTAAATATTTGGAAATTTTCAATTTTAATGTATCCGCCAAACCGATTTTATTTATATATTTATAGTAGATGAGCAAACCGATGCTACATCGCTGTTCGTATAACAAGAAACCATCCGGAGAAAAGATCTGTTACACAGATAATACTCTGCCCGGAATTACACGTAAAAGAATGGGGAGTGGGTTTATGTATTACGATACTGATGGAAAACGCATTACAGATAAAAAACACATTACACGCCTAAACAAAATAGGTCTCCCTCCAGCGTATACAAATACCTGGCTATCCCCCTCACCGTATGGACATATACAAGCTATCGGCTACGACAATAAAGGACGCAAACAATATCGCTACCATCAAGGATTTAGCGCAGAACAACAGGCGTATAAATACAATAGCTGTGCTGACTTCGGACGCTCCCTACCCTTAATACGAGCCCGAGTCAAAAAAGATATTGCCCAAAATACCCTTAAAAAGGATACCGTTGTTGCAGCCATAGTAGGGTTGCTCGATCTTGGTCACGTACGTGTAGGCAATCAGATTTACGAGAAAACCAATAAGAGTTTCGGGGCAACAACTCTAAAACACCACCACGTCACAGATAACGCTACGCATCTCAGACTTGAATATCGTGGAAAATCAGGTATTATGCAACATATAATCATTAAGGACCGTCTTCTCTCAAGCGTAGTCCGCAGATGTAAACAGCTACCTGGTCAGAATCTGTTTCAATACATTGACGACAATGACGACGTACATCAAGTCACGTCAAACGACGTTAATGAATATATTCGTAACACAATGGGTAAAGAATTTAGCGCTAAAGAGTTTCGTACATGGGGTGCCAACGTAGTCGCCTACAAAGCACTGGCAGCCGGATGCCCATCACTAAAAGATATGATCGCACAGGTCTCTAGTGCCCTCGGCAACACCCCAGCAATCGCCCGCAAATCATATATACATCCAGCCATAATCAAACTAGCGCAGACCAAAGCAAGAGTTAATGTTAAGGGTAATGTTAAGGGTAATGGTAATGTTAAGGGTAACGGTACTAAGTTCCTTAGCCCTGCCGAGCGTGGGCTTATAGCCGTCTTAGAAAATGCTCCCATCAAACAGCCGTTAGGTCATAGTTAATGGCACATAGAAGCCAATAATGAAGTATCAATGTCATGCTTAAATGGTCTGAAACCGATCATGATCTGCGATCGGTTCCGTGTCATGATCGGCCAGTAAACGAAACCTCTTGTAGAAAGAGAAAAACCAATGTAGTTCAGAATTGCTTGCGTGTCCTGTGATGCTTCCGTGTCTGTGTCAATCTCAAACTCTATAATGCCTTGATCAGGCTGGGATTTAAGAATATCGTTTAACCGCTCTTTAGTGTGCTGTCTCATTTAGTTAATATATACAACATAAAAATGAAGTTACCAACGGATAGCATAAAATGAGCGATACGTCAGAAACCCAGCCTCTTCTTACAAATAGTTCAGCTTCACATGCTGAACCTGCACCTGCAGCTGACCCGGCACATACGGTTGTAGAGATTAAGAATATCCAAACGTCTACAGAAAAAATAGCAAAAGCCATTGAGTGTAACAATTGTGTGCGATGTGTGTCATTGATTGTGTTTATTATATTGTTGATCATTGAAATTATTATCTCTCGCCATCAAATATTTTATACCTAGGACACAAACCAAAGTGACGCGCCTCTTGCGCGCTCTTTTTTATTTTTGCTTTGGGTTTTATGGTGTTGTTCGTTGTTCGGATTGCTCGGGTTGCTTTAGCACGTCTGGATCAGGCCACGGAAGTCCACCACGTTCTGGTCAATGCTCACCGGCCGTTGTTGCACCGAGTGGGCGGACACGACGCCGGCCGAGAACTCGATGAGGCCGGCCAGGTCCACCATGATGGACGACGATCCGTCGCCGTTGCTGGTGAACGTGAAGGGCAGGCCACCGTCCTCGCAGTGGTTGTTGATGTTGCGTGCTTAAGGTCAATTTTAAGGGAGTCCAAAATTGATATATTTGTTATTCATAATCAAATGACTTGGCAACAGGAAGGCTCGTGTGGCTACAAAGTAGGCACAACCGTGATCAGTATTCAAGACAGCGTGTACTGTTATGATTACGACGAAACCCTGGCTAAACGCAGCACGGCTAATTTGCTACCGGGTGTGAAAGATAAGATACTCGAACATTTTAGTAACGGGGATATAGTTGCCGTTTTCACGAATAGAAAACGGCAACGCCCAGAGACCGTCATTAAAAATCTCGAAGCGTTTGAACGGGAGATTAATCTGCCGGGGTATATCTGGTATTTTTTCTCGCTGGAAGATGACAATTACCGCAAACCCAACACAGGGATGTATGATTTGTTTACACGTATATCAGGCGTAACGTGTAAACCTGTTTACTTCTGCGGCGATGCTGCAGGTCGCCCAGGTGATTTTAGTGACAGTGACCGGGAGTTCGCGATGAATATCGGAACATGGTTTAAAACCCCAGAAGAGGTTGGGTTCAATCATCAATAAAACCCATCTTCATCCTCACCCTCCCCTTCATCCTCATCCGTAATGTAACCCAATGGATCCTTGTTAGACTTCGCTACGGCCTGCTTCTTAGTTAAAATCGCAACAGGCTTTTCCACTACAGGTGGAGGCAGAGATACCGCGCTGCGAATGGTTTCGATACCCTTGGACCACGCACCGAGATTTCTCGGAGGCGCGTAAACCGGTACCACGGGCTCGGGGACAGGATCAGACGTTTGAGTTAAAACTGGCTGCGGCGGTGCTGGTACGGCAGACACAGGCTTGTTTTTATTTAAACGGGCAGCAAGCCCCTTAGGTTTATCGGACATGTTATCTTTTACTTTTCTTTTTCTTCTAATTAAAAATTTTCAACATTTAACAACATTTAAAACATTTAATATAACACCCCCAACGAACAGAACTAAAACAATGGAACATAAGGATTTACCACGCGTAAGCCCAGTGCTTGACGGGTGCGCTGCTGCGCTAAATGACAATTATGATGATGAACGTTGTATTTTTTTGTGCTCGTTTGACCAATCATGATTTCTTTTAAATCTTCAGGCGATAAATGACTTTCCATGCCGTCTCCGTGCTCTTGGACCTGCCATTCGTTTAGCGTGGCGTCCGACTGAATGTTCAGTTGTACTTCCGAGTTTTCATGATAGTCCAAGAGATACTTTTTACCTGTATTTGTTTCCAGTACAAGACCAGAATGAGCCACCGCGCCCAATTTCGATGGCATAAATGTTAAAGGTCTACGGGCCACTTTAACTGTCGTAACATATTCCGTTACAGGAGCTTGCACTTGAATTTTTTTATAAGGCCATTCCGGCATGACCACTGGAGTCCAAACCTTGGCTTGTAGTTTTATACCTCCATAAAATGCGATGCTGTCAACATGGTCTTCTATAAACGTCAGCTCTGGTTCCGTCACGGCATGTTCGTGACCTTTTAATATTTTGTTGGCTAAAATTATTTTATAGAGGTTCTCCAAACGTCGGAAGATAGGAAACACTTTTTTTATATCCATGTAATGATCCTCGATGAATTTTTTAAGAACCTGACCATGCCCCTCGGAGTCTTCTTGTACGTGTGGTATTAGATTTGGATTGATAAAAATATGGGAACTATCCGCGGAATATTCAATCTTTGGAAACGATAAGGTTGCCCGGAAAATTTTTGTACTGTCCCGATTATGCCATATCTCTCGCCACCCAGCTAAATGCTCTTTATTCTTCAAGGCAAAAAGATGGACCAAGTTTGATAACTTTTTAAATTCTTGACCTCTTTCAAGAGCACATTCGATATGAAACATACCATCTGTTCCTGCTATGCGAGACAGCAAAAATTCGTTTTCGCCTGCGGTTTGAACCGGTTTAGATTTGAAAATAATGTGGCATAAATATTTCCACAAAAACTTAAAGAGGTAGTCTGAGTAGTATAACGTATCATACGCAGCACTTCCAGCAATGGACGCCGGTGAAACCCAACATTGGTTGGTCACATACAGAGTGCCCGCATTTGAACGCAAGTCTATCTCAACCGAGGTTAAATTACGCGCTGCGTCTTCCAACTCACGATCACGTATTGTTTTTTTCTCGTCATGGCATATTTCAAGTTGACCGTCACGGATTTTGAAAAACGAGTAGTCGGCATACGGCACCGCGTCGTTTAATATAAAACCTTTCTCATCTTTCTCCAGCCACGGGAACGTATAAGAGCAAGTTGGGAACATCTTTGCAAAAATGTGAGGAGGAATATCGCATCTCCACTGAAGAATGTTTAGCATCTTTCCCTGGTCTTTCAGCTCGTCTTCCGTAAACCCCGTTCGGTGATAATTTTCGTCGCGTACGATGGTCGCAAATTTTTCTCGTAAAACACAGTGTCTATCTTCATCGAAGAAGTGTCCGCGGATGTATCGCTGGAATTCCTCCATGTTGTATTGTTAATTTATAATTAATCATTTTTTGGATTTAAGAATAACGCACGAGTACGGTTTAGTCTCCCTCAGATTTAATGTTTTACCTTGGCATTACCGTTATGGATGGTGGGCAGCACGAGGCCTTTATCTGTAATCTTCCTTACGAAAATGGTATTATCTATGTTAGGAAGGGCTTGAACCCGGAGGATTTGCTCATTCCGGCACACGAACTCGAGTCCTTTAAGGGTAAGATCCGCCGGGTCGATATCCGGCTGTATAACCAGCTAAACGACGACTTTGGCGTACACGTACGTTCTAAAAATTAAATATTAAAGATGATCTAAGTAAAGGTTAAATGAGCGATTATTATGAGCTATTAGGACTATCCAGAGACGGCGACCTGTCGCCGGAGAAAATAAAAAAAGCATTCATCGTCAAGGCTATGCTCTGGCATCCAGATAAAGCCCCGACCGAGAAGGACAAAGTTCTTTACACGAAACTTTACGAGGAATTACAGAAGGCCTATAAGACTCTGAGTAACGAGGACTCCCGTCGCGCCTATGCTGACAGTAAGCAACGGTCTAATATTGAATTAGCTCGCGAGGAGCGGGACATGATAGGTTATGAAAAGGCAGCGGAATACATGCTGATTACGGAACGCGGTCTGGCTTTTGACCGTGATGCATTTATCAAGGATTTTGAAAATAAGCGCGATGCCGGTGATAAAAAGCTGATCGAAAAGGCCACGCCAGACACAGAGAGGATAACTACCAATGATTATCAAAAATTTCTGGCGGAGCGCGAACGTTCATTAGAAATTAACAATATTTTTAGCGGCAACACCTTTAATCCTGACTTATTCAACAAGACCTTCGAATACGTTAAAAAGAATAATCCATCGCAGGGCTTACAGGAGTACATCCCGGAGCCATCAGCCATGGGACTGGACGAAGTTGACACCCATACGGGAGTAAACTTTGAGTCAAATATAAAGCTCTCCAGCGGTTCGTACGCGGGGTTAGACGTCGGAGTGGCATTTAATCCTAAATCTTTTGATTTTAGTAAGATCAAAGATCAAGAACTTACACAGGAGAAAACGATAAGCGCCGCCGAAGCTAAGAAGCGTGTAGAAGCACTCCAAATGATGCGCGACGAGAACATTCTTACCACGATCCCATTAGTGTGACCGAGTCAAAATATCTCATAAACGCTGGATGCCAGCAGGATCGCGGCCACCGGTCGACTTTATGCGGTTCCACTCGGTTGCCTGGCGGATCGACTTAATATTGGTCAGGTTCTGGGGCGGCGACTGAAAGCACGGCGGGCGAATAAGCATGCTCTCGTCAAACTGGTTTTCCCAAGCATCGCCGGTGGTGTTGAGCTTCTTAGGGTCAACGATACGGACACTGCCGTCAGGCATGTACTGGACCTTCTTTCCCGCCAGCCCGCTGGTCGAGGTGTAATCAGCCTGGAAGGCGTTGTAGGGATCGGCCTGCTGCACCGCAAGGGTCTGCGAGATGTTACGAATCGTGGTTAAGCAATACTGTAAGTGGTTGGTTAACTGACGAAAATCGTTGTTCTGAAGAACATACTTTTTTTGATCAACCTTCTGTATGAGCTTGAGTACGTCCTGCTCTAATTCTGATACATCCTTAGTTGTTAAGTTTGTCCGTGTGTCCATTATAACTACTGGAAACAATTTTTTTTTAAACATTAAAATTATATGTCTGTTAAACTTTAACGTTTAAACTTTAAACGTGAAACGTTCGGTGACTTTCTGATAGATTTTAAACTCTGGGTAAAGGTTAGAGTGATTCACGTACCGATGACCCATTTCTTTCATAATTACCGCATAGTACTTATGAAGCAAATTCACCACCGGCATCTCGTATGTCATATACGTTAAGGGCAAGTCCGCCTCCGTTTTAATACGATGCTTAAGCATCAAGAACAGAAGAGTCGATACGATTCCCATACGGATCAACGGCTCGAAGTTGATTTTAAATTCCGAGAACCCGATAGGAGACCATCGCATGAACCACATTGTCGACTCGCCATCCATATTTAGCCGCATCAGTCCGGAGATTGCTTGCATACAGATTTGTGTTAAATATACATAGGGAATCTCTTTAGGTCTGTGCCATTGTCGCTTTTCCATATCATCCACCCACACGAGCCGACCTTCCGCCGTTTCCACGTGGTGGAATGGGCTAATACACTTAATTTCTAACATACCCAGTAGCTTCGCCGGTAGCTGGTCTTCCGGTCCGTGGTCGGGTTCGCCTACCACACCATCCGGACTTACGAGGAAATGATCGTCCGTCTCCGGTAGCAAGGCCCGAGCCTTTTTCACTATTTGCAAATCCTCCGGGGTCAGATATTTCTCAGCCACGGTCATAATATAACTCATCGGTAGACGGATTGTACCGACTTGCGCCACCGATAACATATTAGCGCAGGCAAAATGAATAAGAGCCGGGTCTTCGTACCCGACACCCCATTGCATGTGTCCGCGAGTAGTGTGCTCGGCGACGAAAGGCGCATGATTAATTTTATCCATCCAGGCTTCGGAGATTTGTTCAATGGTCGGATACATCGGCGGTCCCTTGATACACTTACCTACGCTACTGGCAGTGCCGGCAGCAATGTTTCGCAGATGTAGCCACAAGGGACTTTTTTGTACAACATTCAAATATGTTTGCTCGTTGATCTTGGAAAGATCCTCCATGGATGACAGATGACATACGTCCTTCAGTAGTCCATGCCGTTCGGCGAATGTTTTGTATTTTTTAAAGTTCAAGCTATCGGTAATGATGTTGAACATAAAAGATTCCGAGGCAATCTGTTCACAGTAGCCGTCTGCCATTTTAAATTAAATGATGGATCCATTTTTATAAATGACTACACCCATTAACTTGTTGCCCTATTTGAATTTTAAACTTGAACCCAAGTTGCCTCCGTTGGACATGCCCGACGGACCTACCTGGAATGATCGCGTTAAGCGTGCAGAGAAAATCGCGTCGATTGTATCAAGGGTTCACGAAGATTTAGAAGAGACTTACTTAGACACAAGAGAAGCTCTACTAAACAAAATATTACAAAGTGCGCCGAGAGGTAGCCGGCTCGAAGGTACCGTGCTTCATGTGCCCGAAGGGTCGCATTTCGTATTTAAAATTTAAAGACCTTGAGCCCAGGCGGTGATGGCATCAGCGGTACGGGCACCAGTATAAACGGACTTAACACCGTCGTTGTAGAAAATAATGGTGGGAAAGCCATCGACGCCGGCCTCTTTAACCTTATCGGACTCTTCATCCGAGTTTACCTTGCTAACGGTTACGCCTTTAACACCGGCTTTCTCGAGCTTCTCCCACTCGGGCTTGAGTGCCTTACAGTGACCGCACCAGGGGGCATAGTACAGGACAAGGTGCTTACCCTTAGCGTCGAAGCCCTCTTTCAGATACTTAGCAGCGATAGCTAAAGCTACAACAGCAATCAAAGCTGTTAGCAGAGGCGTGAAAGTTACAGAATATCCGAAAATCTTCATTATATTCTTCACATAGAAAATTTAAACTTATCCCCCTCAAACCAAAGTGGGGATTTTAACCCCAAAGTGGGGATTTTAACCCCTGGTTTTATTGGCTTTAAAGGAAACAGAATTTAAAGATTTAAAGATTACCGGCGTAGTAGGGGTTGCGGGCGAAGTGGGCGTGGAGGCGGGCGCGGTACTCCATCGCGCGGGCTTGTTCGTGGCGCTCACGGTCGGCTTGGGCGCGCTCGGCACGGAGAGCCCAGATGCGGCAGGTGGCCGCCTCCCACTCCATTTGGCGGCGCGTAGTAGCCAGGCTGTTGTAGAACCCGGCCACGAAGATCGCATCGCGGTTCATCAGGCGCATGGCTTCCTGGATGCTCTCCTTGGGCATGCCGCACATGCGGGCGGCCGTCTCGAGCTCCTGCTCCTTCTCGTAGCGGTCCATTTCGTCGAAAAAGCGCTCGTAGGTCTCGTTAATCTCGCGCTGAAGCTGCGGCTCGTGGTCGAAGGCGGCGTGGAGCTCCTGGAAGAAAGGCAGGGTGCGCTTCACACCGGGCGTGTACTGCGGCTGGGTCTCCTTGACGCAGTTCCAGAAGGTCTCGTCGTACTTAAAAGAGGACATGGTTCGCGGGGGGTTCGGGTTTCAGGTGTTGGGGTGACAGTTATAGCTTGGCACGTTAGCAGGCATTTAACTGCTCATTTTATTGCGTCGGTTTAATCTGTTTACATTCAAACTAATATGGCTGATAATTGCTTCACGTTTAAAGAAGTTAAAAAAATCCACCCATTAAAGGATAATGGGACAAATTCAGAGTGGTGTTATATCGGCTGACGATTTTAGCGAGCGTATTACTGGTGTGGCGGTGGCGCTCCTTTCGGCACAGCTGGACAATGCTTTAACGTTTAAGCCGGTAGATAAGATTAACCCTGTCGATACGCATGTATTACCGGCCATTCCTGGTAACAGTCTGGAGGAATACGTTACGTATAATTCCGATACTAACCGCGATCACATTAACAAGTACATTCTTAACCATATCCTGGATAGCGAGGAGCATCTGAATACGTTTACTTCTACCTTGATTAACCGTTTATCGCGCCCGGCGAATACCTATTTAACCGCCGTTACGCAGCCCCCTAAAAAGTCCTCTGCCCCGGCCCCCGCTCCATCGATTAAGTCGGCTTCAACCATCGCCAGACCCGTGGCATCCGCTCCGGCACCATCGGTTAAGTCTGTAGCAGCGCCTGCTCCTACCTCGGCACCATCCGTAAAGTCGGTTGCGCAGGCACCGTTATCAGAGGAGCATCGTAGCATCAAGGCTTCGCAGGCTTCAAGACGGTCGGCTCAGGCAAGCCAGATAACGGAGAAGATAGGTTCGGTTAAAGAGGTTAAAGAGGTAACAGAGGTTCTAACGGAGTTAGAAAACGACGTGCCTTCGATTCGTCCGGTTAAGGGCAGTAATAAGCTTCAAAAGCGCATGCACACGCTCGATCAGGCGATTGATATGGAGCGCATAGCACAGGAGCGTTTACGGGAGGCACAGGCAAACATTAACGCCTCGTACACGGATGTCGTGGCTCCTACACAGGAGGAGGACGTGGAAGTAGAGTTCGAACACGTTTAAAGTTTAAATTTTAAATTTTAAATTTTAAATTTTAAAGGTAATGATCGTACTGTATACCGTAGACAGTCGAACGAAAGGCGACACTATTAAAACTATGCTGTCAACATTAAAAAAGAAAAAGCTTAAGCAAGAGTACATTCTGCTATATTGCGTAGACACCCGCAGAATATTGAAATTTACACGGCATGGGACGGTTTACGATGCCAGTGACGCGGTCGTTAAATCTGCCTTACATCACGCCTCCATTAAACGCCGGTCGCCTCCCAGCACTCCTGTTTCACAGCGTCGGTTCATCCCCATGGCACACGACTCCAGCCCGGTAGAAGCGCTAAGCCCGTCAAGACATTTCAATGACACCCCTATGCGCGTTCGTAGGCCTACCTACGACGATATAAGTTGTTCGTCTGGCGATGATATGGTAGACAAACATACAAGACTGGTATTCTACGACGAAACCGAAGTTAACGCTATCTATGGATGTTTTTATTTTAAAGACCAGCTCATGGCGGTAAAACCAGAGTTTTATGAAAAGGTCAAACAGGAGTACGACCTGAACCAGGTCATTTACGTAGCGGAAATGTTTGGCATCAAAGAAATTACCGTAACGAAGTCGACCCTAAAAGATAAAAGTATTACGGCAGGTGTGACCGTAGATGCTTCAGGTGTTGGCGCATGTCAGTCTATTTCTTTGGAAAGAACGGATTATTTAAATGAGAACAAGACCCTACGGTTGACCTATGACTTAGCAAAGTCAAAATATATATTTTACACCATGAAAGAGTTCACCAGTATGTTATCGAGACTTTCGGCAAATGAACTCGAAGACTTACCGATATCATACAATGACTTACAAAGGAATGTCGATATTTACCGTTTAATTAGTTCCCGACTGGAGGCAAATATGAGTACCTATGATATGGATCTGAAATCCGTTAAGAAACATAACTACGGTATAACGCTGGATTCCGCTTATTTGACGAAGTGCGGTTTTAAGGTGTCAAAACACGAGGTTCAGTTTAACAGGTTAAAAATCCGATTGGAGTACTATAACACGGAAGATCTCGTTCTCTCTTCTAAACTGATATTGAATCGTAAATGTTTTGAAATGATAGCGAAGCATACTAACTTGTTGAACTCTTATCTCGAGAATTTTTTGCTGAACACCTCTCCGTGCGAGTTTATCAAGTATAAAGTTCTAAAACAGATCGATCCAGTTAAGCACGCAGCGATCTTATCTCGTGTGAAAGTATTCTCTGATTTAGACCATACCACGGGATCCTTACTGGAGGAGTTACGAGGCTTGTCACCGACAACACTAATAAAATGCAATGAAGAAGGTCTACATAAAATACAGGAATTGTACCCATATATTTACAATTTCAAACGCGATCCACGGTTAGACGATCCGTCACATGACGGATGTGTTAATATGAGATGTTCGAATCCCCTGTGCCGATGCTATCAGTTAGAAACAGTTCAATCATGGATCATCCGGGTATTTAACATGACTAATCATAAAATGCTTCTAATCAGCCGGAGCAACCGCCGGGAGTTTTTCTATGCTATCTACGGAATCATCATAAATCTTAAACATATACCGACCTACGATAAGTTTGTTCAGTTAACGAGGGAAGCTCTAACTCCGTTTGTTAAACACGAGACTGGTGAAGACTATGATGAGAATTCCGACGAGGAAGACTATTGTTCGGTATCGGATTTTCCATTGCGAGGACATCAGTCCATTGACATTTAAGGATGCGGAACGTTACAACTTAAAAAATGCGTTATATAAAAATATTAATGAACAGAGTATACATTAGTGTATTCAATCGTGGTGCGCTGGACTTAGCTGTCAACCATTTACATTCACTCGTTAAGTCTGGTATTGATAACTATATTTCATATGTAACCGATCAAGAGTCATATGACGAGCTTAGACGTTTAAATTTTACGGTAAAGCTTATGGATGCCATTCCCGTAGCAAAAGAAGGGAAGGACTTCGGCACCAGGGATTTTAATCAAATCTCCTATGTAAGATACAAAGCCATTGAAGAGCTCTTGTTACAAGACAAAGAGGTTTGGTATATGGATGTAGATACGGTAGTATTAAAAAACTTAAATATCCTTAACCCAGACATTAAGTACGATATTGTATTTCAAAATGATCTTAATATGATGTGTACAGGCTGTATGCTAATGCGTCCAACTTCTGCTACGATTGAAATAGTCCGTCAGCTTGCCTACAATGTTGATTATTTAAACAATGATCAAATAGTGATGTCACACTTATTAGCGAGTAACAGGGTGACATACAGTGTCTTATCTCCCTTTAATTTTCCTAACGGTGCGCTATATTTTGATATGGATGTCCCGAATGAAATAAAACAACTTAGACGGGCGTTTAAGTCATCGTCTGAACCGATTTTTTTCGTACACGCAAATTGGATGATCGGCATTAAGACTAAAATAGATGCCCTTAAAAGCAAGGGACTCTGGTACCTTTAAATTTTAAATTGAAGCGTGCCTACATTTTAAAATTTCAATGTCCAATATCTCGTTGAAAAAACTCACCGCCGACATGCGGGACTCTTTATCGGGTGATTACGCTGAACACTTTCATATCGAACCCATTGTACATAAAGTCATTAATCCAGACGGGACAATCACGGACGAGCAAGACATGTTTCATTGGACTGGTGAACTTAAGGGACCGGCGAACACGCCCTACGAAGGAGGGGTGTTTAAGCTTGAAATAGCGATCCCTGACACGTATCCGAATAAGCCTCCCGTGGTAAAGTTCGTTAATAAGATTTTTCATCCGAACATCGATGATAAGACAGGGTTAATTTGTTTAAATATTCTCCGTTCACCGCCTAACGGAGACTGGAAGCCTTCATTAAATCTCCCGAAAACCATTCTGTCTATTCACAGTCTACTGTCAGACCCGAATCCTAAGGATGCGTTAAACTCTGAAGCTGGATCTTTATTTTTAGATTTCCGCGAGATGTTTGACGACACTGCGCGAACATGGACAAGAAAATTCGCATAAACTTCGCTGGATTTTTTTTATTAAAATATTTAATAAAAATAATGCATTTGCTATCTGTACAAAAATACATAATCCTAAGCGCGCTGTTCGGAGTAAATATTTTACTCGCGTTTACCTTCGGCTTCCACCCTGACTACTGGTATGCTTTCATGTTTGCGTTGGCATTAGGCACTGCTCTTCAAAGCTTGTCCGTTATAATGATTCTTTGGTCATGGATATGTGCCAGTAAGACACCAGAACGCACCGAACCTAAAATCATATTATTTAATGTTCCGTGCTATAATGAATCTATGGAAGAACTAAAGGGAACACTCGATTCGTTAACCTCTCAGTTTACTCATTTAAGCGATGATATCGGTATTATTATAGTATGCGACGGACGCGTAAAGGGTAAGGACGTATCCGGATTATCAACGGATCAGATATTGTTAACACTCTTGAATATAAATGACGAAACTGATTCCGGTGCCACATCCTCATTTGCAACTTATAAAAACGCACGTGGTAACAGGGTCAACGCTGATATTTATGAGTGCTATTACAATACGGTTAAATGTATGTTAATCGTAAAACATACAAATCAGGGTAAACGCGACAGTATCACTCTGGTCAGGCGCTTAGCCTACGGAGAATCTGACCAGCTCCCAGAGTCGCTAATGACCAAATTCTGTAATTGGATTGGAAGCTTACCTGACTACATAGTCGGGGTGGACGCTGACACGGTGTTACATCCGATGTGTACCGAAGAACTTATCAAGGTTATGGAAGCTGGAGGAGAGATGTGTAAGGGATGTGTAGGGTTCGTCGATATACCTCGTAAATGGAGCCCATTTGTCATGTATCAGTACGCCGAATACCATTTTGGGCAACTGGTGCGCAGACGCGCCCAATCGGAAATCACCCAGAAAGTTAACTGTCTCTCAGGCTGTAACCAAATTATCAGGGTATGTAAAGAAACATGTGGCGACGAGTTAATGAACCGCTATAGTCGTGTGCCGACCGCGCTGGATACCATTTTCACGCATATCAGATCTTACGCAAGTGAGGACCGTAATCATGTATGCTTGATGCTTTCAATGTATCCGTACGTCACTACGGTTCAAGCACGAGATGCGATAGCTTACACGAAAGTACCGGAGACGGTACCGGTGTTTCTTTCACAAAGAAGACGTTGGACATTAGGTGCGTTGACCAATGATATGTTATTAACATATTTGCCCGGTATCACTTTGTTCGAGCGTATAGGAGCACTGATAAATATTATAACCTTTAGTTTTAACCCCTTTATCTTTGTAGCCACCTGTTTTTTTATATACGCTATCGTTCACGCACCCACCATGCTAATGTTATACCTGAGCATTCCCATGATCATTCCGTTTGCCTACTGTTTGTTAACCGTGCCGATAACACGAGGATTTTATCTACATGAAATTATCTATTTTTACTTATCTTACGTAGTATTTCTCCTGTTGGGCTTGCCGGTGAGTACGATAGTCTTCATTAACTCACTGTTAGGCATGGATACGATTAAATGGGGTAAAACACGTCAGATCACAGCTCCTGATGTACCGAAAATCACACAGTTCCCTCATGCTTTCAAATTTACGGAGCCTCAGACCTTTAATTTTGAGGACACGGATGCCGATTCTGCGAGCAAGCAGACGGAAATGGCGACTGATCCGGAATATTTATCCATAGATGAGGTACACGCTATTTATAAATATAAGCATGAGGCGTTGGTTTAACGGAAATTTATTTATCAGTAGATTAAAATGACTGATAAATCGATTAAAGCGGGTGTCGTTGGGGTTGGAGTTGTAGGCGGCTCATTGGTGAAAAGTTTCCGTATGAAACAGATTAACCCGGTTATCTTTGATAAATATAAATATTTAGATGGCAGTTCCTCTGACCTACGCGAGTGTCTACCCTGCGATATATTATTTATATGTTTACCTACGCTCCTCAAAGAGGGCGATGGCAAAGAGGGTTATGATAAAAGTGCTATATTAGAGACATTAACATACTTAACGGAGAATCAGTATCAAGGCATAGCGGTGATTAAAAGCACTGTCGAGCCGGGGACCACGCAGGAATTCTCTGAAAAATTTAAAAGTTTAAAACTTGTCCATAATCCAGAATTTTTAAGTGCAGATACAGCGTTTGAAGATTTTCATAACCAGACGCATATCGTGTTAGGCGGTCCCGAGGAGCTGACAGCACATGTGGCGCAGTTTTATAAACAATATTACCCCGAAGCTACTATATCACTGTGTTCGTCAGTGGAATCGGAGTCTATGAAAATATTTGCGAATAGCTTCTATGCTGTAAAAATCCAGTTTTTTAACGAGCTGTATTTGTCTTGCGTTAACAACGGAGCAGATTTCGCAGTTGTGAAAAATCTTATGCTCAAGAATGGCTGGATCAACCCACAACATACTCAGGTGCCAGGAAAAGATAATCAGTTGAGCTACGGAGGAATGTGTTTTCCGAAGGATACGGTGGCACTGGAGAACTATTTGCTTAGCCGTGGTCTGCCGTGTGCTGTGCTTTCGGCTACGATAAGGGAACGTAATTCGATGCGTTGAAAAATGTAAAAATTGATCGTATAGTAATATATACGTATTCTGTACTACGATGACTGTCCCTTTAACTTTAACTCCAAACCCGCAACCCAAAATTGTCCCTAAGATTACTTTAAAATCTAAACCTAACGCTCCTTCTAACGCCTCTGCTCCTTCCAACGCTCCAGCTCCTTCTAACGCCTCTGCTCCTTACAACGCTCCAGCTCCTTCCAACGCCTCTGCTCCTTCTTTTATGTCCGTTAATATTGCGAAAACCAACACCAAATCCAAAATTAAGCTTAAGCATGTTAGTATTGATACCACCCAAGCTCCCATTAATCTTATTGACGCTGATTCCACTGATGATTCCAGTATGGTATCTACGTCGTCGAATGCTTCAGTCGCTTCACTTGACAACACGTATATTGTCCCGGTCTACGGTGTGAATATGCGGATGTCCATGGACAATAAGTTCATCTATGATTTGGATTTGAATCATGTGGGCACCGTGTTGGACAACAAGTCTATTGAGTGGCTGGACTAATGATAAAATTAGCCGGACCTCTCAGTGGCATCTTATCAGGTATCGGCACCCCATACTGATTAACTGGATCACCGGAGATACCGTTGTCGTCCAGTACATCACGTATAGTGGCTCCGTAGCGAACCTTGATAACTTTGGTGGCTTGCTCCATTTTTAACTGAATGTTAATATCAAACTCCATTTTAAATTGATATATATCTTCAATTTAAAATGAACGGTACACCGATTTACAGTGCGTTTGATGTTTATATAGAAGCAGAGATTAACCGAAAGCTCACCCAGAGGCTGGAAGAGTTTCTAAAATATCTTACAGAAACCTATCCTGATTTTAAAGATGTTATTAATGAGACCATAAAAAAACACATGTATCCCGTTCAGTCGGTGTTGCGTATGGATCATGAAAAGCAAAAGCGACGCAAGAAACAGATTGATTCAGAATCTCGCTGTATGGCACGGACTGGACTTGATACTCAATGCCGGAGACCGAAGCTAAACGGTACACGGTACTGCCAGAGTCATAGCTACTCTCTGCCGTATAATGATATAGAACACAAAGCAGAAGTGACGATCAAGGTTGTCAAGAAGCGTGGTCGGCGCGGGAAGTGTAAGCATTTTGATACGGCGCAATTATTGGAGAATGATCGGTATATTCCGGCAGTAATTATGGAAATCGGTGACGGAACCTACCTGGTCGATCAGAATGACGTGGTTTACAACTGTAATACTAATAACGAAATCGTCGGCTATATAAAAGATGAAAAAGTTCATTGGTTCTGAGGGGGCACCTTAGGTTCCCCCTTAACCCCTCCTCTGATTGGCTGCTGATTGACTGAGGTATTCAAAGTAAGTTGGGGCGAGCCCCGTTTTTTATTTATTTAAGGAGGGGCTATGAGTAACCTTTAACCTTTAACCTTTAACCTTTAAGTAAAGCAAGGGGTTAAAGGGGAGCGCAGGTCCCCTTAGTAGAGCTCCGAGACATCGTCCGGCAGAGGCTCTACTTTGACCCCGTAATACTGCTCGATAATCTTCATACGATCCATGTCCGCCGTTGTCGCCACCAGGTTAATCGACACACCCTTGCGACCAAAACGCCCACTACGCCCAATACGATGGAGATAGTCCGCCACCTTGTCAGGGTTAACCTCGCCCATACGGCGATCGTGGACATACGGCAGATCGAAGTTAATCACCAGAACAATCTGCTGTACATCAAATCCACGAGCCAGCAGATCCGTGGAAATCAGAATCTTCGTCTCAAGCTTACGAAAACTACGAGTCACCTCCAGACGACGCTTAGGAGGCATATTGCCATAAATACAGTCACATGCCATACCACGCGAGTTGAGCTCGTCCTTTAGACGCTCAGCGGTATTAGCCGTATTTACGTAAATCATACAAACCGGAATCATATGCTCCGCGTTTAGAGCATCAATGAAGGCAACCTTATCAGCGAACGCCCGGCGCTCATCCTCGCACTCGATCTCATAATAATACTGGGCAATACCGTCCAGCGTCAGTTCCGCTGCCTTAAGCAAAATCTGTACAGGGGCAAACTTATGCTGCGTCCAGTCCCGACCAGATCGTACCAGTTCATCGTACTCAGGTACACATAGACGCCGAGCGGTGTCAAGTGTCTCCAGCTTGTTAAATGTCGCGCTAAATATAGCCAGCTGGAGCACATCCGGACGTTCGCGCGGGTCGTCTACACGTTCAACAATCTCGATAACTTCATTAGCGGATTTGTCGCTCAGCAGACGATCGGCTTCATCCAGGACGACGAGCTTAACAAAACGGCGAGGGATAAGGTATTCACCTCGGATCTTATGCTTAATCAGGTGAAGAATGCGACCAGGTGTGCCAATAAGCACACGCGTCTTCCCGGCATTAATGTTGATAATGTTCTGTTCGACGCTTACTTGCTTGCCGATACAGAGTTCGACGTTCTCGGGACTGATCATACGCTTGCCGATTTCCAGGAGTACATGATAGGTCTGCGTAGCAAGCTCGTGGACGGGCGAGATGATGATTACCTGTACATGCGGGTCATCCATCTTAATGGCGTGAAGACTGCCGATAACGAAGGTGCCGGTTTTGCCGGTACCAGACTGTGCCTGGGCAATAAGATTTTTACCTTCGCAGATGGGGACGATGGCGGTCTGCTGGATTTCACTGGGGGTTTCGAACCCGTACTCAAGAATACCTTGAAGGATTTTGATAGAGGAGTCCTCGCCGGACTGGAAAAGGGGCATATCTTCAAACTCTTTATAGTGCATGAGTTCGTCGGTGGGCAAATCAATTGCTGGATTCATTTATCAATATGTTCTAATCATTTTTTATTTAAAGATTTAACAATTTGAACATCAAATGTCGACCATTCTAAAAGACAAATGCGTTGGCTTAGTTATCGGTTGTGCGCTGGGCGACTGTATGGGGTCCATTGCCGACTTTAAACATCAGGAAGACAATTTGGATCCCGTTACATCGCCTACAGAGTCCGAGGGATATTGGAACGAAGCCACGTCGCTACTTATCTGTCAAAGCGTAGCCTTAAAAGCGAGAGAGCGAGAAGGAGAAGGAGAATCGTCCGTGCTGACATACATACAAGACATGATCGAGACCGGATGGGGAACGTGTAACGGGGAAGTAACTAATTTAAGTAAGCTTACCTTAGACAAGGCTAAGGGATCGACCGTTGTCAAGCCTTGTAAGCACAACACGGACTGCTTAATGCTAATGGGCGCACTTGCAGTTGGTTATTATCGTGACTATGCTACGGGACATGTAGGGGCGTTTATGAACCCGTTGGCGTCGGGGTGCCGATTGTGTATGGATGCTTGTAAGTTTTTCTACTCGGTATTGGATCTGACACTACATGGTGGCACGAAGCTCCAGATTTTAAATCCTAAAAGCTACGATAATCTAGTGTTATGTCCGGAGGTAAAAAATATTTTAGAGGTAAAGGATAATTGGACTAATTGTAAAGGTTCCGATAACGTGATTGATTGTATTTCCAGTGTGATGAAAGTGTTCAGTAATACCTGGAGCTATGAAGAGGGTGTAACAGAGATCGTAAATAGCTCAACTTCACCCGTCCGTGCGGGAGCCTTGCTTGGTCAGTTGTGTGGGGCTTATTATGGCTTGACGGATATCAAAGAGGATTGGATAGACATTTTACAAAGAAAGGATTTATTGCGATTAGGAACCAAGATACCGGTTTAGTTTGATTAAAAAGCTACGTAGTTCGGGTCTTCGTGTCGAGGGTCGTAGTAGCATCCGTAGATCGCCAGCGGTAGTTCGCCGTCACCAGCCAGGGATCCGCCGGCACTCAGCCATTTGCGCCAGCGGCGAAACGCGCGCTCGTCGATGCTGAAAGGGTCGTCCTGCCATGGGCGAGGGGTGAGCAGTGCGTTGCGCTGGATACCGCCTAGCAGGCGTTGCTTGATCTGGCTGAGGGTGCTCATGGACGCGTGGAGCGGCAGGATGTCGTCGGGGTCCTGCGTCGTGAAAAGCGATGGGTCCAGGGGCAATCGGACCACGGTGTTCTGTTCGGCAACGGTGCCGTTGAAGTACCGGCGGAACACCGGGTCAGTGGTCAGTTCGGCATATTCGTTGATCTGGATGTGTTCGTCGCGGAGCCAGAAGGAGATGTCGTGTGGGGCTTCACCTGTCCAAGAGTCGATGTCAGTATCATTACCTGAGAGGATTTTCTTGCGCGTGTCCGTTTTAATATTGTCGTCGTCCATGTCGAAGTAGGCCATGCGGTCGTCAAGCGTCTTGCCGATGAATGCCTTGATTACGCAATGGCAGGTCACGTAGTGGCAACCAGCCATACGGTAGTGCGCCATCGGCAGGTTCGGGTCGTAGGTCATCAGCAAGGGGCGCATGTGCCCAACGCAGAGCATGAGTAGGTGCGTGGGACCGGGGGTCGTCATTGTACGTAGATTCGCCGGTTTAAGCTTCGCATACTGTCCTTTTTAACGTATAGATACGTAAGCCCTCGCTAGGATCAATTTATACCGGAGATTCCCATTTTTTTCACGGGTTAATTATATGGCGAATAAATCGCAGTCATTAAAAGGACGCAACTGCTCCCCGTTAGCCGAGCGCGAAGCCAGTGCGGGAGGTTCTTGTTACACGAAACAGCAATTAGTGACAATCGCCACCGCCTACAATCGGAAATTTTCCGGTAAGCCTCCCATTCCTTTATCGGGTACCAAGGATGAGTTATGGAATCACATAGACCAGAGAATGAATCAGTGCACGACAGAGTCCTGCTGGTTAGATAAATTAAATATCGAAAGCCGTATCGCAAATCAGTATGGATCATCACCCTTCCGTCCCCGTGGACCCGCTAAGGGAAATCAATGGTTAAGTACCGTTAACATCAGGGAGGTTCTCAAGCAGTACGAGGATGTGTATCCTGACTTCATCGCTCTGGGTCCCGTACCCATTGATTTTTGTAAGCTTGCCTATAACGAGGTATGTCACATAAATCTTAAACAGGTCCTTGCCAAAGGAAAACGTAGAATAGGAATAGTATTTAACACTGACCCGTCCCATAAGCCCGGTAAACATTGGGTGTCAATGTTTATAGATTTATCTGGCAATCCGGATCAGTGGGAGATAAATTACTTTGATAGCTATGGTAAAGCCAAAGTAGCCCCAGAGATCCGGGATCTTATTAAACATTTACAGCGTCAGAATCCCGGCATTATTGTCCGTATGAACTGTATCGATGATTTCTGTACTGCCATGGTTAATCACCAAAAGCTTAACACTGAATGCGGTGTTTACTCTATAAATTTTATTGTAGAACGCTTACACGGTCGTTCATGGAAAGACATGGTAACGGATAACCTTTACGACGATGCCACGATCGCACGTAAAAGACAGGTATTCTTCCGGGGAACCTAATGGGGAACCTAAGGTTCCCCAAAACCCCTCCTCTTAAC